AACACCAACTGCAACACCGACTGTAACACCGACCGCAACACCAACTGTAACACCAACCGATACACCAACTGTAACACCGACCGCAACACCAACAGCTGCTCCGGTTTACTACATATCATTATCAACCGGTACAGACCCATGTGATGCAAAAACTAATTATGGAGGAGCTATACAATAAAAAGAAAAATATTATATGAGAATATTTAATATAAAGAGTAAAAATTAATTTTATGCCTGCAGGAATCAATAATGTTCAAAATTATGTAACCAGTTATCAATGTTCTATTCAGGGGTTATCCATTGGGTGTCCTGTTGCTGGGGCCGATGGGTGGTACTCCGATGGTGTTAATTCATATTATGTACAAAATGGAAGTGTTATAACTGTTAATTCCGACCCTTGTTATGTTCCACCACCTCCGCCACCTCCACCACCTCCTCCGACAGAAGACCCATGTTTTCTTTATGGTACTGAAATCAAAATGGCCGATGGTAGTAATAAACTAATTGAAGATTTAGTATTGGGAGACGTTCTTAGTAGTTTATCAATAGAAGGATTAGATAAAAATGTTGAAAATAATTGGGTTACTTTTTCGGATAATAAATTTTCGTTTACTCCATCAACTGCGGTAATTGTAAATTTAATACACGGATCGTATTCTAACTATTATATTATAAATAACTCAATACGAATAACATATGAACATCCGGTGTTTATAAAAAGAGATACTGAGTATAAATTTTGTAAAGTCCGTAATTTATTAGTAGGTGATTTATTATTTAATACCGATGATACTTGGATTGAAATACAAACAATTGAATTTATTAATGAAACATGTCAAACTGTTGGTGTTAATATTGAAGATGATGATGTATATTTTGGTAGTGGTATATTGGTACACAATGCACCACAGGATAAGGAGTTTCAACCTGAATAATATTATATTAAATAAAAAGTTATGAATAAAACAATATTTGTAAGTATAGCTTCATATAAAGATATTGATGTTACAAATACAATTGATGATATTTTTAATAGAGCATGTTATAAACATAGAATAGTAATTGGATTATTTTTACAAGATACAAAAGAGGAAATTGATAGAATAACGAAATTATTAAGTACCAAACAATACTATAAAAACATAAATTTAAAGAGTGTAATATATACAGAAGCGAAGGGTTGTGGGTGGGCTAGAAATGTTATTTTATCAGAATTATATAACAATGAAGATTTTTTCTTTTGTGTTGATTCTCATTCTAGGTTTTTAAATAATTGGGATACTGAATATATAAGTTGGTTTGATAATTTACCATCTAAAGGTGTTATAAGTGTATTTCCTCAATTATTTGAATTTGATGAAACATATGAAGAATATACAAAAAGAGAATCAACAACTATATATTCTACAAATGCTCCGGTATGGACACCGGAGTACGAACATCCACCATGTCAGAGAGTTTGTTATCAAGATTATGAAAAAAATATGACCATCTCTGGTGGTAATATTTTTGGTAGTGGTGAAATAGTTAGTATTTTAAAAGTAGATAAATACTATAATCCAACTAAGGAACAAGAAATTTATTCTTTACTATTATATAAAAGTGGTTATGATATTTATGCAATTTCTAAAAATATAGTTTGGCATAAATATATAAAAAGTTCTAGTGAATCTTATAGAGAATTATGTAATTGGAGTAAATTTAATCCTGAAAATGATTTTGTATCAAGTTTAAAATATTTTGGAGGAACCGAACGTAGTTACTTAATGTGGTTATCAGAAATTTATAAAGAATGTGACGATTGTTATAAAAAAAAAATAAAAGAAAAAAATATATCAAAAACAATATCACATGAAAATGATAATTTAGATTATTCAAATAATTTAATTCATTTTTATTGGGATGGTGATATTTCTGAAAATAGATTAAAAATATTAAAAGATTCAATTTATTCTACAAGAATATACAATAAAAACCACAAAATCATATTACATACAAATACATTAAAACAAAATATATTTGATGAAAAATTTAATATTGAAATAAATAATTGGAATGACTCTTTATTTGAAGATTTACCACTAACGGATAATCAAATAGAAAAATATAAAAATTTACACCCAAGAGATTTTTCAGATTTATTTAGATTAATTATATTATGGAAATATGGTGGAAGTTATATGGATACCGATGATATATGTATACATTCAATATCCAATAAGCCAAATTTAATTTGTAGAAGTTATGATCCACATACCTCATCTTATAATAATGTAAAAGATGAAGAATGTATTCCTGGATATATCAGAGAAATAAGAGGATATGATCAAATTAATATGTTTCCAAGAAATGATTGTTGGCAAAATTTTGAAATAAAATCAAAATTCATAACCGATTTGTTATTTAGTAGTGAATTTTTAAACAATGAAAATTGTTTAAACATATTGGGAGAAAATAGTTGGCAATCTTTGGTGAATAAACATTGTATAAATAAAATAAATGAATTTGGAAAAACATGGAATTATGGTTTAACACTTTTGTATTTATATGAAGATTTTGTAAGTACTAGTTCTTTTTGGGATAAGGGTAAAAATGGTGGAGAAATGCATGACATGTATAAAAATTTACCAAATATTGAAAAATTTGAATGGGGTAATTATAAATGTAATAGAAAAGATGCATACACTTTTTTAAGAGAGTTATTAATAAAATATCCATACTTAACACATATGTGGTTACATTCTAAAGATCAAAATGAGGAATGGTTAATTGAAGATTTGGATATGGATAAACTATATTCAATTTCTACTTGGATATATAATAAAACAAAAAGAATGATAAAAAATTATGAAACAATATAATGAATTTAAATTTTCAGTAATAATACCTACCATGTGGTATTGTGATTTGATATACCCATTATTAGATAATTTAACGGCCTCTAAATTGGTTGGGGAGATTATATTGATTGATAACAATAAGAGTGCTAGACCATCTAAAGTTGTTAATACTAAAAAAATTAGAATAGTGGAACAAGAACAAAATATATTTGTAAATCCTGCTTGGAATTTAGGAGTAGAATTATCCAACTATCCAAACATTTGTATATCAAATGATGATTTGGTTTGGGATGTAAATGTATTACCATATATTTTAGAGAATTTACATTTGGGTATAATTGGCCAATCTACAAGCAATTACTATGATGTAGAAGAAAAATTATCTATAAAAGAAATAGTCAACAGGCCGTGGGGATGGGGTTGTTGTTTTTGGTTATCTAAAACCAATTGGGTTGAAATACCTTCCAAACTTAAAGTTGCCTGTGGAGATGATTGGTTAATTAAATACATCCATGCATGGGAAATTACAGGTCTAAAGTTAAAAACTGAACCACATCCCTGGTCAGTATCTCGTACTTCAAGCCGTCGTGAATTTAGTATAATGGGAGAAATGGATATGGAGGTATTCAAAACGTTATGATTTCGGTTTTAACACTAACTTATCAAAGATACGAATTATTAGAAGAAGCAATATATTCTTTTCTAAATCAAACTGAATTAGGGGATGCTGAAATGGTTGTAATAAATGATTCACCATTAGTAGAATACCGAATAGACAATCCAAAGGTAAAAATAATAAATCTAAATAAGAGATTTAGTTCCGTTGGAAAAAAATTAGAATGGGGATTTACTCAATGTAAGGGTGATGTTATATATCGTTTAGATGATGATGATTTACTAACACCTTGGGCGTTAGAATTACAAAGGGAATACCACACTACTGCACCGAATAACCACATATATAGATGCCAAAAACATTATTATTTTTCAAATAATGAATATCAATGTCTTAAGTCCTCTGTAAATAATGGTAATGCGTATAAGAAAAATTGGGTAATTGATATCCAGATGATTGATACGTCTATAGCTGAAGATAACTGGTTAACATTTTTAAATAATGGAGACATATATACAGGAAATAATAAAAAATATTCTATGATATATAGGTGGGGGATGGATGTATGCCATATAAGTACAATTGAAAATATATCAAATGAATTTGTTTTTAAAAAAATGGATGAAAAAAATACTGAATGTGGAATAATATATTTAAATCCTAATTTTAAAAATGATTATTGGAATCAACTTCCAAAATAATAAATTATGATACAAATAATTGATTACCAAATAACCCAAAATGAATGTCAAGAACTAATTGATATGGGTTCTAAAAATTTAACAAACGCATCTACATTAGGAACTCCAATTGAAAATTATAGAGTTGCTGAAAACACTTGGATTTATTCAAAAACAGAATTGACAGAAAAAATAAAAAAGTTAATTTCAGATAATACCGGATTACCAATTGAACATCAAGAACAAATACATATAGTAAAATATAATGTTGGAGGTGAATATAAAACACATCATGATTTTTTTCATCCAAATACAGATTATTACGATACTACTATGAAATCAGGTGGCCAAAGAGTATATAGTTGTTTATTTTATTTAAATGATGGTTTTATGGGTGGCGAAACCGAATTCCCTATTAAAAAAATAAAAGTAGTACCCAAAACAGGTAGACTATTAATTTGGAGAAATATTAATCCTGATGGTGAATTAGATCATGAATCATTACATGCTGGGTTACCCGTTATTGATGGTACAAAGTGGATTATAATTATTTGGGTTAGAGAAAAGTCAGTTATTAAAAATAAAACTAATATTAAATAATTTTGGAAAAGTCAAAAATTTTTAGTATGTTTGATTAAAAAAGAACAGTAAGCAGCAAAACTGCAATATTTAAGATATTTATAGATATGAATTTAATAACAGAAGTAAATAAGCCAACAGTTACACAATCAATAATCATTTATGGTGGTCGTTTTCAACCATTTCATAAAGGACATTATGCGGCATACCAAAATCTAGTAGCAGAATTTGGAAAAGCAAATGTATATATTGGAACGTCTAACGACACGAGTTCGGACAAATCACCTTTTACATTTAAAGAGAAAAAAGAAATTGCAACTAAGATGTTTGGAGTACCAGCATCTAAATTTGTGAAAGTAAACAACCCTTACAGACCCGTAGAGATACTTTCTAAATACGATGGTAAGATTACTCAATACATTGCAGCAGTCGGAGAAAAGGATGCCAGTAGACTAAAGAGTGGATATTTTAAACCATATAAAGGTAAAGCCGGATATGGTTATGATGAGGTTGGTTATTACTATACAGTACCTTCGGAACAAAATCCAATAAGTGGTACGGATGTTAGAAAAAAATTAGGAAGTTCAAATAAAGAAGTAGCAAAAAAGTTTTTCTTAAAAGCATATCCATCATTTGATAAAGATATTTTCAAAATGATTAGTTCAAAATTAAATGAAGATGGTATGCCGGGTGGAATAGGTGTTGGATTAGTTTTACCAGGTGGATATATCAATGGTGCACCAACCGGTTCTAAAAACGAAATTATAGGTGAAATTGAAAATGATGTAAACGAATTTATAACACAATATTTTAATGAAGGTATTTCTGAATCAAAAGAAAACTCAATAAATCACTTTGTAGAGTATGCAACTAAAAAATTAAAGTTAAGTGAAAGACCAAAAATTACTTTATTAAGTGGTAGAGAATATTCAGAAGCAAAAACCAGTTTAGGTGGATATAACCCAATGTCAAAAGAAATATATGTTGCAATAGAAGGTAGATTAACTGCGGACATACTTAGAACACTTGCACATGAGATGGTTCATAGAAAACAAGATGAATTGGGTTTAGTAAAAGATGAAATCAAAGATGGTGCAACAGGTTCTCCAATTGAAAACCAAGCACATGCAGTAGCCGGTATCTTAATGAGAAATTATGGTAAGATAAATAAACAAATATACAACGAAAGTATTAATATAGATGTTGATAAGGGTGATACTGTTTTGATGGGAAAATTCAAAAATAAAAAAGTTGTTGTAAAAGATATTGGAAAAGATGACTACGGAATGCCAACAATAAATGGTAAGAAAGCAGCAACATTTAGATTGGGAGACAAAGGCCAAAACATATTCAAAAAAGATGAAATAGATGAAGTAGGGGAAGGTTCATCAAAACCATATTCTTTTACTCAAAGAGAAAACCAAAAAGATAATAAAGTTTACGCATTTACTACCACTTCAGACGAACATTATAGAGTTGAGTTTGATTATAAAGATTTACGTGATGCCTGGGAGATGGAGTTTGATATATACTTTGGTTCGGGTGATGAGGTTATAAATAAAGGAGAGATATATTCCATAATGGCAACTGTAACTAATATCGCATTAGATTTTATTAAAAAAGTAAACCCTAAAATAATATATTTCAGAGCTGCGAAAAACTTTAATAATGATAATAGACGTGAAAAACTTTATTTGGCTTATATAAAAAAACAACTTCCCAATTGGACATTAGGTAAACAATCTGGTTTAACCACATTGACTAATCCTAAATATAAAAATCAATCAACTTTATCAGAAGGATTACTTTTAGAAGGTGGAGCATACGGACATATGGCACATCCATTTGATGATATGGATTTAACATTTGGCGATTTAAAAGATATTATTTCAAAAGCACTTAATGGTGATTTAGGAGTAGTTAGAGAAAAAACAGACGGCCAAGCTTTAGCAATAAGTTGGAAAAATGGTAGATTGATAGCAGCTAGAAATAAAGGTAATTTAGCAAACGCAGGAGCAAACGCAATGGGAATAGAGGATGTTGCATCAAAGTTCGGTGGTAGAGGTGGTTTAACAGATGCATACAATTTTGCAATGAGAGATTTATCTGCAGCAATAAGTGGATTATCCGATACACAAAGAAAAAAGATATTCAATGAAGGAAAGTGTTTTATGAATTTGGAAGTAATATGGCCTACATCGGTTAATGTTATTCCTTATGGCCAGGCATTGTTAGTATTTCATAATACAACTTGTTATGATGAAAAGGGTGTGGCAATTGGAGCAGATGGTGGAGCAGCGGGAACTTTGGCCGGAATGATTAAGCAAGTCAACGCAGATGTTCAATCAAAATATACAATCCAAGGCCCTCCAATAACATCAATACCAAAGTCAGACGATTTAAGTGCAAAGCAAGGTAAGTATTTATCAAGACTTAAAAAACTACAATCGGAATTTGGATTGAGTGATTCGGATAATGTTGCAGACTATCATCAAAGTTGGTGGGATTGGTGGATTACATCAAACGCACCTATTAAAGTTGACAAAATTACAAAAGAAGCATTAATTAGAAGATGGGCATTTGGTGATAAAGGGTTTAGATTAAATACAATATCAAATTTAGAATTACAAAAGTGGGCAACTACAAATGATAAAGTAAATGTTATAAAACAACAAAAAGACAATATCAAACCATTTGAAGAAATATTTTTAGGTGTAGGTGCAGATGTTTTAGAATTTGTTGGTAGTGTATTAACAGTTCACCCTGAAAAAGCAATTAGAGCAATGAAACAAAAATTTGTATCTGTTGCATCACAAGTTAGAAGTGGTGGAAATCCTGCACAAATACAAAAATTAAAATCAGAACTAGAAAGATTAAATAAATTAGGTGGTATTGAAAAGATAGTAGCAAATGAAGGATTGGTATTTGTTTATAATGGTAAAACATATAAACTTACAGGTACCTTTGCACCACTAAATCAGATACTTGGCATTTTTTACTCTTAATTTGATATATATTATAATAATAAACAGTTACAAAAAGGAACATTAGTATGGCAAAAAGAAAAAGTTTTGATGAAAAAAACAAAAATATTCACAAATCTCGTAAACTAATTATAGATACGGTATTTGGTAGAGAGGATAATACTCAAAGAGTTCATGGTTACGAAGGTGATGTAGAACAAAAGAGAGAAGTTGGAGAAGTGTGGACTGATAAAGATGGTAAGGAGTGGGAACAAAAAGAAGGTTATAAAACCAATGTTTCTATGATGGATGATGTAAGAGCATTTTTAGATAAACTAAATACATGCTCTTCTAAAAATTGTAAAACTATTGCTTATGACAGAATAGATAAAAAAATAATTAGAAAAACAGGAATGTGTTTAGATTGTTTGCAAAAATTTGAACAAGGATTAAAAACAGACGGAACATATCCATTCTATGAAGATTATAAAATTACACAAAATAAATTGGCATATGCAAGGGAGATGAAAGTTAGATGGGAGGAAGCATTAACAGGAATCAAACAACAAATTGAACAAGTTACAGAAGACGGTAGAGTTGAAAAGTGGACATGGGATGTAGATATTGAAAAAGTAAAAGCAGACATAAAAAAAGATATAGATGAAGCTTATGATGCAATAGAACAATTGTTACTTCGTAAAGCGGCATTAGAAAAAAAATTGGTTGAATTAAATCATCCAGAATTAGTAAAAAAATAAAAATTATGAAAAAATTATTAAATTTAAAAAACATTGCAATAGCAGTATTAGTTGTAATTGTATTATTAGAGTATTTCAATCCGGGTGGTAAAATGCCAGGTAGAAAAATTATCATTGAAGGAAAAGCATATGAAGTTATTAAACATGACATTGACACAATTGATATAGTTAAAACAAAAGTAGTAACTAAAAAAGGTGAAGACATTTATCATGAAACAATTAAGGAAGTAATTATTCCTGCAATTGTAGATACTCAAGCTTTATTACAAGACTATTTTGCAAAGAACATTTATAAAGATACATTACAATTACCAGATAGTTTAGGAACTGTATCTTTAATTGATACTATTACTCAAAACAAAATATTGGGTAGAACTTTCAACGCAAGTGTTAAACAAAGAACTATCAAAGAAACTACAATTGTAAAAGAATTACCAAAGACTAAACTATTTTATGGTTTTGAAGGTGGATTCAACAAAGCAGATGTAGTATCTCATTTAGGATTTGGTGTTTTAGTTAATACAAAGAAAGATAAGATGTTCCATTTAGGATTGGGTGTTGCAAATAGAACAACCGATGGTACAAGTGGTACTTTGGCACCTTACATTGGTGGTGGTGTATATTGGAAATTGAAACTTAAAAAATAATGGGAGTTCAAGGGCAACCTAAGAAATCATTAAAAGAGATAATAGCTGAAGAATATCGTAAATGTGCGTTAGACCCCATTTACTTTATGAAGAAGTATTGTATTATTCAACATCCGGTGAGAGGTAAAATACCCTTTCACCTTTTTCCATTCCAGGAAGATTGTTTAACTGACTTTAAAGATAATCGTTTAAATATTATTCTTAAATCTCGTCAATTGGGTTTATCAACTCTATCTGCAGGATTTATTCTTTGGAAAATGTTATTCAACCAAGACTTTAATGCATTGGTTATCGCAACTAAAGTAACCGTAGCAAAAAACTTAGTTGAAAAGGTAAGAGTAATGCACGACTTACTTCCTATTTGGTTAAGAGATGGTGGCAATAGTTCAGTTGAAGACAATAAACTTTCCCTTAAATTAAAAAATGGTTCACAAGTAAAAGCAATCGCGAGTTCTCCAGACGCAGGTCGTTCGGAAGCCTTATCACTATTAATTGTTGATGAAGCTGCATTTATTAGAGATATTGATGAAATTTGGTTATCGGCACAATCTACATTATCAACAGGTGGTGCTGCAATCGTATTATCTACTCCAAATGGTGTGGGTAACTGGTTTCATAAAATGTGGGTAGATGGTGAAAGTGGTGCAAACGGATTTAATAATATAAATTTACATTGGACAAAACATCCAGAAAGAAATCAGGCATGGAGAGATGAACAAACTCGTATATTAGGAGTTAAAGGTGCATCTCAAGAGTGTGATTGTGATTTCGTTGGTTCAGGTGATACAGTAATTGACCCAGCATTATTAACTTGGTATAAAGATACATATGTAATGGACCCGGTTGAAAAAACTGGCTTTGATGGTAACTATTGGAAATGGGAACATCCAAATTACAATAGAGCATATATGGTAGTTGCCGATGTCGCGAGAGGTGATGGATCGGATTATTCTACATTCCAAGTTATTGATATTGAAGATAGTTCACAAGTTGCAGAATATAGAGGTAAAATAGAAACAAAAGATTTTGGAAACTTCTTAGTTGCAGTATCAACTGAATGGAATAACGCACTATTAATTATAGAAAACTCAAATGTAGGGTGGGCAACTATTCAACAGGTAATTGATAGAGGATATGGTAACCTATTTTATATGAGTAACGACTTAAAATATATTGATGTTGAAAAACAAATGTCCAATAAATTTTATAGAGATGAAAAAAAATTAGTTGCAGGATTTGGTACAACAATAAAGACAAGACCACTTATCATTTCAACATTAGACACATATATAAACAATAAAGACATCCTCATTCGTTCTCAAAGACTTATAGATGAACTCTTTACATTTATTTGGAGTGGTGGTAGAGCTGAAGCAATGAAGGGTTATAATGATGACTTAACAATGGCATTAGCAATTGGACTTTGGGTTCGTAATACAGCACTTCGTTTGAAACAAGAAGGAATTGATTTAACAAAGACAATGTTAAACTCAACACAGGTAAATCAATATACTGGATTTGTATCTACGGGTAACCTAAAACAAAATCCGTATGAAATGGATATGGGTAAAAAAGGCGTAGAAAATTTAACTTGGTTAATTGGTTAAATTCTTTATATTTATATAGTGAAACTATTGTAAAATGAACGAAGACTTAAATAAGTGGTTTAAAGAAAAATGGGTAAACATCGGCAAAAAAGTTGATGGTAAACACCCACCATGTGGCACTTCGGGAGAAAAAAGAGGTTATGCAAAATGTGTTCCTGCAGCAAAAGCTGCCGGAATGAGTAAAAAAGAAAAAGAAAGTGCAACTCAAAGAAAAAGAGCTGCACAAAATGATGCAGGTAGAGGTGGTAAAAGTAGTAGTGGACAGGGTAAAGCACCAATAAATGTTTCTACTAAACCAAAAAATGAAGATTGGAGTAAAAAATATAAAAGTAGTATAGATTGTAATAATCCAAAAGGTTTCTCTCAAAAAGCACATTGTCAAGGAAAGAAAAAAAATGAAAATATGAATATAGAAGAAAGACTAAATTTATTTTTAGAAAAGAATTGTCCAACGGACCCAGGTAAATGGTCTGCATCTAAGTCTGCAGCAAAATCTAAATTTGATGTATATCCATCTGCATACGCAAACGGATGGGCAGCAAAAAATTATAAAGGTAAAGGTGGCGGATGGAAAACTTGTAGTGAAAATGTAGTAAACGAAGTAACAGGTAAAGAAGCAAAAGAAATTGCTAAATTAACGGGTACACGTGATAGTATAGTACAAAAGTTTATAGATGATTTTAATTTGAATGCTAAAAACCTTTTTAACTTTATAGCTAAAGGAAAAGAAAAAGTTAGAAAAGATTTCGCAACCGCAATGTCGGGTAGACCTGGTAATAAATATCAAGGTGATTTTGTAGGTATGTTTGGAGAAGGTGTAGTAAACGAAGCTTGTTGGGAAGGATATAAACAAGTTGGTGGTAAAATGAAAAATGGTAAAATGGTTCCAAATTGTGTTCCTATAAGTGAGGATATCAATAGTGATGATGATGTTAATAACGGATTGGTTGAACCTGAAGAATATGATGTTGAAGATGAGGATATGGTAGATTTTATTTCTTTTATGAGAAATTATAGTAAAGAATTATCAGAAGCCAATTGTGGTTGTGTTTATGAAGCAGAATATCAGGGTAGAGAAGTTAAGTTGGGTAAACCAATGCAAGGTGATGTTAAGAAATTCAAAGTATATGTAAAGAACCCTGCAGGTAATGTTGTTAAGGTAAACTTTGGCCAAAAAGGAATGAAAATTAGAAAATCAAACCCTGCAGCTAGAAAATCATTTAGAGCAAGAATGAATTGTGATAGTCCAGGACCAAGACATAAAGCAAATTATTGGAGTTGTAGGAAATGGTAATATTTGGAAATACCAAATATTTTCCGTATATTTAGAAAAATAGAATTATATAAAAATGGCAGATAAATCAATATTTAGTAGGTTACAGAAATTATTTTCAACAAACACTATTGTCCGTAAAACGGAAGATGGTGTTAAAGTTATTGACACGGATGAGTGGCAGAATATGACCACAAACTTAGTTGACCGCTTTATGAAAATGAAAGTGACAAACTATGGTACAGGACAAACAGCATCATCAATGGCATATCAACAAGTTAGAATTGATTTGTTTAGAGATTATGATTCAATGGACTCAGATCCAATCTTATCATCAGCATTAGATGTATATTCGGATGAAACAACTGCAAGAAATGAAATGGGTAATGTTTTAAAAATTCATCATGAAGACGACCAAATAAAACAATTATTAGAAAATTTATTCTATGATATTCTTAATGTAGAATTTAATTTATGGCCATGGACTAGAAACTTAGTTAAATATGGTGATTTTTTCCTACAATTAGAAATAGCAGATAAATTGGGTATTGTAAATGTAATGCCACTATCAACATATGAAGTTAGTAGAGTAGAAAATTTTGACCCAGAAAATCCTCAAAGAGTTAAATTTATATATGCACCATACCAAAACCCATCCGGTGGTTATGGTCAAACTCCAAAGAAAGAATTTGAAAACTATGAAATAGCTCACTTTAGATTAAATTCTGATTCAAACTTTTTACCTTATGGAAAATCAATGATAGAAGGTGCAAGGAGAGTTTGGAAACAATTGATGTTAATGGAAGATGCTATGTTAATTCATAGAGTAATGAGAGCTCCTGAAAAAAGAATATTCAAAATTGACGTAGGTAATATTCCACCAAACGAAGTGGATAACTACATGCAAAAAATTATCAATAGTTCTAAAAAAGTTCCATTTGTAGACGAAAGAACCGGTGATTACAATTTGAAATACAATATGCAAAACCTTATTGAAGATTATTA